TGAATACATTGGATTTTGTTGCTGCATTTGTGGGCTTTGTTGTTGTGAATACATTTGATTTTGTTGCTGCATTTGTGGGCTTTGTTGTAAATACATTTGATTTTGTTGCTGCATTTGTGGGCTTTGTTGTGAATACATTGGATTTTGTTGCTGCATTTGTGGGCTTTGTTGTGAATATATTGGATTTTGTCGCTGCATTTGTGGGCTTTGTTGTGAATACATTTGATTTTGTTGCTGCATTTGTGGGCTTTGTTGTTGTGAATACATTTGATTTTGTCGCTGCATTTGTGGGCTTTGTTGTTGTGAATACATTTGATTTTGTCGCTGTATTTGTGGGCTTTGTTGTGTTATATATTCTGACATTTTTTGAAGTAATTTGTTCTTTAATTCTGCCTGATTTTGATTTAATTTTCCTTGTAAATACTCTTGATTTAAAGAATCAAATAATAATTGAATTATTGATTTATTATTTACAAATATTTCTGATAAATCCTCAAATAATATGTCTGTAAATTGAATATTATCATTTATAATGTATATTTTTTTAAATTTTATATTTTCTTTAAATAAATAATATACATATGGTAAAAATGTGTTTCCTGCAATTATTATAGTTTCTATCCCAAATATAACTAAAGATGGTAAATTGGGATTATTATCTGGTCCTAATTTTTTAAACTGAAATTTAAAATTATATGAATTTCTATTTGTATTTGTATAATAACAATAATTTAAAAAGGCATTTTTTATTTGTAAATTATCCCAAGCATAATCAGAACCTCCACTCATTTTATTAAGTTTTATTACAGCCTTTCCATCCTTAATATATCCAATATAGGGTCCGTAAATTTTACCAGATTTTCCCTTTTCTTGTAATTGGAAAATAATATGTTTCTTTTTCCCAATTAGTTCCATTGTAACTTTTTTTGCTGTTTCTTTTAAAGTAAAATCTGAATAAATCCCATAAGATTCTTTATTCATAATAACTTCAAATTTTCTTTTTTTCTTTTTTTCAGTTTTCAGAAGATTACCATTATTCATATTTTATAGTTATAAAATAAAAAAAGTATTTTTATACATAATTCAAATTCGATTCAGGGTATGTAAATTAAAGTGTTACCTTAATTGTTAGACGATTTTGTCCCATTTTAAATCTTCAAGGATATAATTTAATCTTTTTGAATTTATCTAGTTTTTTCCATTTTCTTGTAAATTAAAATTATTATGTTTCTTTTTCTTAACGAGTTCAATTGTAATTTTTTATTAAATTTTTTTTAAAGTAATATCTGAGTAAATTATATGGGTACGTGTATTCACATGTATCCACATGTTGATACATAACAATTTCAAAAATAATTTTTTCTATTTTTGATAGAGTTAGTTAACATTTATAGCTTACTGATGAAATATTTTATATATTTCATATTATTGTTCAATTATAGCCCATTTTTAATGAATTCTTAAAAAAATAAAAAATTATCTGATAATTTTTTATTGCACTTTTCCATAATTTCTCATTTTTTGTTATTGATGAGCTATTTTTTGTCATTTTTACAGTTCATCAGTATAATACTGCCTTCCTCTCTAGGGTCAAAATTAAATTTTAAAAAACAAAATCCAATATTACATCGACAAAACATCCCAAAAATCGATTTTTGGATATTTGGTTACGTTCTAGGTTCAAAATTTGGTTCCTTTTTCTCAATTTTTTTAGGTTTCGGACCCAAAATCGGACCTTTTTCATGCATTTTCAAAAGGTAAAAAATACGTCTTACCGTCATGGTAATACCTCTAAAAATGATTTAGTAAATACTATGGTAAATCACAATACCATAAAAACTCGACCCTAGAAAAAAAGTGAAAAAAAAAGAAAAAACTCTAGGGTCACCCCCTTTTGGTATTAGGATTTTCCGCCAATAATACGGCTTACCAAATTATGGTATAAAATCGAAAAAACCCGAAAATTTGATGGTAGTAAAATGCATGGTAATAAAAAAACGACCATTTCCAAAAAACATGTTTTTATTCATAAATCCGAAAAAATATGGTAGTATATTATTACCACGTGGTAATAAATGCGATTTTTTTCGCTTCTTCTTGGTAAGGGGTATGGTAAAAAAATCGAAAAAACACGAAAACTTCTCTTCTTACCATAAAAATGCTAGACTTCGACTTTCTAGTTATTCTAATTTAATGGTAACTTTGCGACCATCCCCTACCATGTGTGGAAAATTCATGGTAGTATTTACCCAATTTTATTACGAAGACTACCACATTTTTTTCCGCCAAAAAAGTCTATGGTAATGGCTTTGGTAAGCGATGGTGGGGTCAAAAAAATCCCAAGGTCACCTTCCGTACGATAAACGACCATGTTTTTGAAAAAAAACGTTTGCTTCTCCAGGACCATAACGAAAACGTTTACCATCCTACCATTTCACCTAACAGAAAATAAATAATCGTATGGTATTAAAAATGGTAGTAGCCACCATAAGCCCTTTTTAAAAATTTAAGATTTTTAAGACCCAAATACCTTTTTACTATCATAAATATTTCATAAAATAATCCAAAAATCTCATATTACCATAATTTTTCCGCAATTTTTTGCATTTTTTGGTCGAAAAAAGTGACTTTTTATGGTAGTCCTTACCATATGGATATTTTTTGTTAGCTTCTCATTATCACTGAAAAGGTAATTCTTACCATGGACCTCTGAAAAGACAAAAAAAAAATCCCAGCATACACTACCATAAAAAAGCGAAGAAGCTTACAAGCCATGCATTACCATAAGCCAAAAAAATGAGCTTACATCAACCTACTTTTTTATTTTTTCTGTTTTTTTTCTAAAATACTGATATTTTGGAACCACTGATATACCATAAATGATAAATTAGATGGTAGTAGAAAATTTCGAAAATGAAGTTCATTTATTACCAAACGACTACCATATTGAAATGCATTTTGAACTTTTTTTAAGGTTTTATTACTGTATATTGTTATCAGTTATATTTATATTTTTATAGTTTTATAATTAAAAAATTATCAATAAATACTAATTAAAAAAAACTGACCCTCAAATCTGAAAAAAATCGATTTTTTTTTTTAATCAAAAATTTTTTTTTGTTTGAAGTTCATCGTACCCGGCAAAAAAAATTTAAAAAAATAAAAATATTTTTTAGAAACAACCTATGGAAAATCACGAAAAAATCAGGTTTTCCAGTACCCTCGTTTTTTTATTTTATGGTAAGAGACCAAAAATCACGCATGCAGCCATTACCACGTTTTATGGTAATGCATCGAGAAAAATAAATTTTTTTTTAGTTTTTTTTTAGTTAGGTTTTCTTATTTATAAACTAATCAGATAAATAAAAGCTCATAAAATAATATTTTATAAATAATCATAATATTAACCAATGACTGATGTTTTACTACCATCAAAAAAAAAACATCAAAAAAAGTTCAATTTTTGAAAAATATGGTATTGTATTACCGCCATTTTGGAACTGAAAAAAATTTCTATTGGTAATGGTAAGTCATCATCAGATGTATTGATAAAAATTTTTTAAAAAAATCTCAAAAATGGATAAAAAACACCGAAAATACTGATAAACCATTTTTTTCTCATTACCATACCTGGTAATAAAAATTGTATTTATTTATTTATGGATAAAAAAATGTGTTTTTTATGGTAGAATTATGGTACCCCTATTTTTTAACGACCTTTTCTGGTAATAAAAACCCCATTTTTCAAAATTACGTCCCGTTTTTTGAAACTTTTTATACCATCATGGTCGTATGGTAGCGTTATGGTAGTAAAAAGGCAATTCATCATCCATCAGTATTTCCATCAAGGTGCCATTTTGAAAATACCTTCATCAGAATTTTCATCAATAACCATTTTGACCCTGGGTGGACACCTAACGCACTTTTTTGAGTTATAAAAAAAATCCAAAAACTCATTACCATACCCATTTTTATGGTAACAGCAAGTTTTTTCCGCCTTACCATGCCCCAAAAAACGACACCATAAAAAATGAGATTTTTTCATATTTTTTAAATATACCCACCATAAATGGTAATCATTTAAATTTTAAAAAACACATTTTTTTACACATAAAATTTATAAAAATTTGTTGTAGAATCTACTATCTATTTTTTCTTAAAAAAAATCGTAAAAAATAAAAATCTAACATTTTTTATAAAATGAGTATTTTTACTACCATTTTCTACCATTTTTCATAATTCCACCTCAAAAAATAAAAAACATTACCATTATTTACTACCATAAAATAATAATTTTTTTATCCTATATTTTTCGCTTGTTACCATTTTCTACCACAACTTTTCAAAAAAATCGTAAAAAAATGTCATGGTAATAGCATGGTAATAAGCCCTAAAATGGTAATTATAATACCATTTCTAATTTTTTTTAAAAATATTCTAAAATCATTATGGTAATGTGGTAACTTGAACCCAATTTTGGGGAATTATTCATGTGGTTAATTTCCCAAAAATACTAATATGTGGTAAAATGACTACGACAAATTTAAAAATTGGAGCTGTAACAAAAAAACTAATATGGTCACATGGTAAGTCAAAAACTACATTTTTACTCATTTATTCCAATAATTTATTCCGAATCATTCCAATTTATTCCAAGAGCATAAAATACTTTCTACAATCTCGAGAAACTGCCCAATAATATTCTGCAAAAAAAAATGTAAAAAAAATAAGAATTTTATTTACATACAATTGGAATATTCCCAAAATCAGATTCCAATTGCGGGAATATTTTGAGTAATTTAGAGCAAAATAAAAAATAATGTATAAATAATAGCGAAATAATGACTCAATATAATTGTAAAAGATGTGGTAAGATATTTGACCGAAAATATAACTATGAAAGACATATTAATGATACGAAAAAACAATGCATACTTATTGTGCAAATCCCAGAAGAAGAAGATAAAAAGAATATTTGCTGTCCATATTGCGAAAAATCGTATTCTGCAAAGTACAATTTAAATAAACACCTCAAAAAATGCATCATGGCTAGTAAAGCATCTCATATTATCGAAGAAAAAGAAAAGATTTATAAAGAACATATTGACCACCTAGAAAAACAAATTCTTGAACTTACAAAAAAAATTGGTAATACATATTCCTATAATATTAATCAACACTTAGACCAAAGTGTTCATCAACAGAATATTCAGATTAATTCCTACGGAAATGAGAATCTGAATTATATTACTCCTAGCCAAGTAGAAAAATTAATTAGCCATCCTTCAACTTGCCTGCCCCAATTTATAAAAATGGTACATTACCATGAAGAACACCCAGAAAATCATAATGTTCTAATTGAGAACATTAAGGAAAATATTATTAAAACGCTTAAGGAAAAAAATAGCTGGGATACCTCCAGGTTCGAAGAATTTGTAGAACAATTCACTATCGAAAAATACGACCAAATCTGTGACTTATACAATTCGAATGAAGTCAATGTGAATGAAGTTGTACGTGATAAATTCGAGAAATGGGCGGACCAATTTGATTATGTGGAATCACAAACACGGAAAAAAGCGGAGGAAGACGCAAAACTCGCTATTATTCTTGGCTCTAAATGGCTGAAAACAAAAAAAATTACAAAAAGGGGGCTCAAAAGAATTTTAGATGGTGAAATGCTTTTGAACGAAGATGATATGAAACAAGTTGAAAAAATAAAGAAGAGTGTTGGATGGGGAACAATCACTCCTAAAATTGTGGAAGCCTAATAGGAAAAGCCTAAGCGAAAAACATAACACCTTGCAATAGTGAATCCGCCAAATCATCTTTTTTCGGATGTGATTGGAAATACGCACTCCAATCTCCTAAATTTTGTAGAAATCCTTTGACAATATCTATACTATCATTCTTCCTCTTCTTGTAAGACTGGTAATCTGATAATTTAACCTGGGGCTCCTGTGTAGTGTCATCAGAGGGTTGTTCTTGGGTCCTATTATGCTGCTCTTTTTTAAATAATTTCTTACTAGCATTGAAGAAACTTACATTTGCCAATTCGGGATATTTTCCCTCCTTCATTTTACAAAAAAAATAGGTATATATAAAGAGTTGTACCGATTTCATTTTCGGATTCTTAAGAGCCGGCTGATTCTCTATTATAATTTCATTAACTCCATCTAATTTTAAATTTGAGAGTCCATCATATATCCTAGTATACGTTTTGGTATCATCGTCTTTTAGATATTCACTAATTTTGGTTAAAGATTGTCCGGATTTTTCGATTTCTTTACTACATTTGTTGCAAAAACCGCCAATTTTTATATTTTTCAAGCAAATATCACCATCATATTTTATGAAAAATTTTCTACTCTTCTCTCCACAAGGACAATGCAAATCTCTTAATTCATAGGGGTAATATTCATATCCTAGAGAATCAACTTGATTATATTTATTTTTTGATGTTTTTACTTGTATCATATAATCTTTCTCATATGGGCGAGCATGAACCTTACACATCTCTGACCGCTCGCCATCTTTTACTACCCAATAATTCGTACCTTTCCCACATTTCCCACATTTCTTCATGTTTTGCTCAGGCATCCATAATTCTGACTTGCAATTAATAATACCCCATGCTATAATATTATTAATTTTAGACTCTTCTTTATTATAATCTAGAAAACAAAAAGCTAAATTTTTAATTCCAACATCAAATGATAATATTTTTGTCATTCTTTTAAGATAATATAGAATATAAAATTATTTTTAAATAGCGCGGTTGCAGCTTAAAAGAATTTTATTTTTTAATTATATAGAATGGTAGATTCATCTTTGTATGATGTTTTGGAACTTTCCCCTAATTGCACCAGCGATGAAATAAAAAAATCCTATAAAAAATTAGCTTTGAAATATCATCCCGATAAAAATCCAGAGAATCCAGAAGCACTCGAGAAATTCAAAGAAATTACTGAAGCCTATGAAACTCTATCTGACACTCAAAAGAGGGAATCTTATGATAAATTTGGTAAATCTTCAAATGATTCTATGAGTGACCCTATGGAAATTTTTGAACATTTATTTGGACAAAGAGTTCCAAAAGAACGTCGAATCAATGTGCAGCCCGTTAGAGTTCCTGTTTGTCTTACATTAGATGACTCATATTTTGGTACAACCAAAACTATTAAATACAAGCGTATGGGTTTTGCAGAAGGAGAAGTCTGGGATAAATCGGAGCCACCATCTGCTGATTTACTTGTTTCTTTTGAAGAAGAACTTGAAATTGTTATTCCAAAAGGAGCACGCCCTAATCAGCATCAAGTTTTTGAAAAGAAGGGGCATCAAATTCCTACTCTTGAATATGGTGATGTACTTGCAATTTATGTTGATGAAGATGAATTTAATATAAATATGTTGGGAAATAATGATGAAGATAATGATCCTATTGAATTAGAAAATAATGGCGAGGATGATGGAGAGGATAATGGCGAGGATGATGGAGAGGATAATGGCGAGGATGATGGAGAGGATAATGGCGAGGATGATGGCGAGGATGATGGCGAGGATGATGGCGAGGATGATGGCGAGGATGATGGCGAGGATGATGGTGAGGATGATGGAGAGGATGATGAACAAGACGAAGAAAGTTCATATTCATCAATTTCTTCTCTTTCCAATTTAAATAAAAAAGAGCGTAAATATATTTTTACACGAGGAAATGGAGATGACCTTGAGGCTCAATTTAAAATTCGTCTTGATGAATATTATAATGGGGTTGAACGAAATATCCAATATTTTGGTGATAAACAAATTAATTTTTGTTATTATCAAAAAATTGATCTGGATGAAACTTATATTATTCCAGCTTATGGTATTGAAAATGGAAATATGAATATTCACTTTGAATTGGAACTCCCCAAATCCATTCCTTCCCAATATGCAGATGAATTTAAGAGTCTCATGAATAAAATTTATGAGGGTCGCACTGAGAAATATGATTTCCAGAATTTAGATTCTGATAAAATTATACATCTTCTTCCATCTTCTGAAGTCCCTAACCATTTCCATGGTGATGATGGAGACAATGGAGATGATGGTATGCCAAATGGTGGTTCTATGCCAATGCAATGCGCCCAGCAATAAAATATAATAATAATTTCTTTGAATAATATATATGCTATATTTATTATTCGGTCTTATTACATTGCTAATAATACTTTTTATAACAGCTAATATTCAAGTTTCTTCTTATTCAATCAAGTATGAAAACTTTACTCTTTCTTCCATTGGAACTATTCGTGATAAAATAAAATTAAACACAAGAAATAAAATTATTTCATCTATTAAAAATCGTATTAATAAAAAGAAAGAAATTGAAGATGTGCAAACTATCGATGATGCAGAAATTTATAATTATCTTGACTAAAATTATTCATCATCATAATCATCCATTTTTCCGCCAAATAATGCTGATATAAAATTCTCAAGATCTTTATCTCCTGAATTGGAAGAATTTCTTTTACCTCCATTTCCCCAACCTCCACCTCCAGCTGAACCAGCACCATCGTCACCAGCACTATCATCCCCATAAGGGTAATAATCTACCTCATATATTTTAACTTTCTTATCATTCATAATATTTAAAAAATCTATTGGGTTTGCACTATTTACCTCCATCATCCCAATATTTGCATTTAATTTTAAATAATCAGTTATACTATTATATTTTTTTATCTTCTTTAAAACTGCTTCTATTTTTCTTTGATTGCAAGAAAAAATAACACTATCGCCTTCTTTTAATCCTTTAAAAAATTTATTCTCATCAATCATGCCATTTGCGGACCTAGATTTTTTAATTTTATCAAATGTAATTCTATCTAATTCAGCATAAATTTTTTTAGCCATGATTTATATTAGTATATTATTATACTTTTTTTTAAGCCATTTTGCATATTTTACGAAATCTTCAATGACATATATTCCTCTAATGTATTTTTCTTTTGAAGTAAAGGCTTATCCCTCTTCAATCTCAAATCATTCAATTCTTGAAACCGATTCTCATTATTCAATAACATTGCTTTCTGCCTATGAACACTTACATAATGGGCTACTTCCGTCTGTGGATACATACATGAAATTGGTGGATATAATAATGAATATTTCTTATCCAAAAAATAAAATTGCTTCCTAAATTCTTCAATTGTCATTGGTCCTCCAAATTTCTTCAATAAATTTCTATTCTCCGCTAATTTTACATAAATTATCTTATTTTTGTCTTTGTCATTGTCATTGTCATTGCCTTTGTCATTTTCATTCTCATTTTCAGAATTAATCATCTCATTAATTTCCTTTGCCAATAAACACAACAGAGAATAATACTCCCATTTCTTAAAATGATATCTTGTATCAAAACCTGAAAATATATATGCTGCAGCACAATTAAATGAACAAAAATTATCTCGGCAATAATATTTTCCTCGAATATAACGCAATGGTATTCCAATTGGCATTGTCTGAAATTTCTCTGTACAATAAAAACATGCATGGTCTGAGAAACTATCCCATTCTTTTTTTGTATCATCTGCTTGTATCATTTTCAATATCTTTACTTTCTTTAAAACATTGAAGTAATTTTTATTCATTTCCTCAAATCCTATTGTTCGAATATATACTTCATCATTCTGAATAACTGACTCATCATTATCACAATTAACATTTTGATTTGCCAAATCTTCAATTTCTATTTTATCCTGGTTTTTTTCTAGAATATTTGCATAATCACTCTGCATTTGATTTAATGGTTCATATGGCATCGGCTCATTTAAAACTGGGTCATATCTCATAATTCCATCCGTATTAATCATAATATCATTATAATTTTCATTATTAATTTTTTCATCACCTGGCAAATGTAAAATAATATTATCATTCTCAACTTCAACTGGCACATCTTTATAATTACTTATAACAGTATATGATTTATCTTTTGGTCTACGTCCTCTTTTTTTAGGCATTAGTTTAGAAATATCATCTTCTTGTTGTGTAGAACTAACACACGTACTTTTCTTCTTGCTAGGCATATTTAAATCCTTTTACATAAAAAAGCTTTAAGCCCCTTTCGTAAAAAATGAAATATTAAAAAGATGTTTTTAATATACAAAAAATATGCCTGGCTCTATTACTCTATATGTTGGACCGACTAAGGCTGGAAAAACTACAGAATTATTACGCCTTTATTATTGTCATTTAACTAAAGAAGATGATATTTCGATTGTTTTACATAACTCCATTGCAAATGACTCATTTACAAAAGATACAATGAAAATTATACAATCTGATTCTATTGAAAACATTGTTACTAATCCATTATTTCAAAAAAGCAATGTTATTCTTATCGATAATTTACAGCTATTTGCTGACTGTTTTATTTTAAATATTCTCGCTAATAAAATGGAAAAAAAATTCATTTGTGCTGCACTTGATAACGACTACCAGCGCGTCCCTTATGATAATATTATAGATATTATCCCCAAATGCGAATATGTCTATAAATTAACAGCATTATGCTCTCAATTGCGAGACACAACCCCCGCCATTTTTTCGATTAAATCAGGCGATAAATATTTGCCAGTTTCAAGAAATTTTTTTACAAAAAATAGGGGCTTTTTACACGTTATTTCGGGCTCTATGTTCTCCGGCAAAACCACTGAACTCATCCGTATCTGCAAACAATATCAATCTATTGACAAGAAAATACTATCAGTGAATTATTGCAATGACCGGCGTTATGACGAGATTGGTAATATTTGCTCACATAATCAAGAGGTATTCCAAACAATGCTCTCTCTATCGGACTTAAGAGATATCTTATCCCACCATAATCTCGAAGATTTTGATGTGATAATGATTGATGAAGTCCAATTCCTTAAAAATTCTCTTCAAACAATAAAAATATTGGTGGAAGAAATGGGTAAAATTGTTATCACCAGTGGATTAGATGGTGACTATCTACAACAACCCTTTGGCGAAGTTTGTCAACTTATTGCATTCGCTGATAAATTTACAAAACTAAATGCGGTCTGTAAATTAACTAAAGAAGATGCCAGTTTTTCAAAACGAATTATTGCGTCTCAATCAAAAGAATTTATTGGTGCGGAAGAAGCATATGTAGCCGCCAGTAGATATTTTTTAACATGTTAATTCACTAATTCCTCTTTATAATAAAATTCCCCGTTTTTTATCATATAATCCCCTGATTTATCATTTTTTTTATTTTGATAATATAAGTTGAACTCCAAATGGATATATTGTTTGGAAATTTTTGCGAGCCATTGTTCTGGTGGTTCATTTCTTGTTAAAAATGTGTAGTATATCATGTCCATCTCTCGATTGAATAATTCCTTTTCATACTCAATCATACAAGGTTGTTCAACATCTGCTGATTTTCGAAAACTTAATCCTTGATTTCCCCAGTTGTTTATGGTAAAACTCTTTAATTCATCCCATTTTCCATAAATCTCTAAATGATTCTCACAATGATATTCTCCCATTTTCATAATGTATGCACTTTTTTTTAATTCGAAGAAATTCTCATAAAATGAGAATTTATGAGAAGAGATTTTCAGAATCTCCCGAAGAAATTCTCATAAAATGAGAATTTATGAGAAGAGATTTTCAGAATCTCCCGAAGAAATTCTCATTTTATGAGAATTTCTGAGAAGAGATTTTCAGAATCTCCCGAAGAAATTCTCATTTTATGAGAATTTCTGAGAAGAGAATCTAAATTTTCCATAATTCTATTTTATATCTATAAACTGGATTATCTATTTTATAAATTTTCACCATAAACTTATGTAGTTTATTCTCTCGATTTGAGTTTTCTTTCTGCAAATTTACGGATATTTGTTTCCTTTGGTTGTAAATATTCCTATTTTCAGTTTCCAATTTTGCTAATCCATTCCGGAGTGCATCTATAGGATTTTTTCCATGAATTGAGAATTGTCCTGGCTTTGATATAAAATTATATCGCCTCATGGAGCCCCCATTAATTGTATATGGGTTTTCATATAAAACAGCTGGTTTATCACTGAATTCTGGGTATAATTTATCTATATTTAATTCCCCATTCAATTGTTTAGTAGCAGTCATATTTGTAGAATTTGATGCATCATTCCCTTTTTTTTGGGGGTCATCTGGATATAATTCTGGTTCTTTTCTTGACATATTTATGTTATATTATAGACAAATATATATATTTTTTAAAAAAGTTGGCTAATTCATTTTATTCATTCATTTTACATAAATCAATTGAATGTTAAGGTTCTTATACCGGTAGTATTATCAAAGTTAATAGTTGCTTTATCAGGACATGATTTGTAAGTTCCATCAAGTGTCCAGCCATCTGAATCAGTTGTTGATGTAATATTTGCTATATGTAAAACTGTATCCACTATTTTATCATTACTGCTAGAATCTTTCTTTACAATAGTGTAAGTTTCTCGTGAATGGAAATTTTCTGTTGTATCAACATATCTTAGACCATTACTTTGAATAATTATAATATGATTTGGTTTTCCAATTAAATCACGTTCTGTTAAATCTAAATAATATTCAACTTTTCCATCCGCAGATAAAGTTTTATTTATAAAAAAAATTCTTGCTGGAGTATATCTATTGTATTTATAAATACAAGGCATATATATCTTAACAAATATAAAATTTTTAAATTTCTGATAAATTATATTTTTCATTTTATTCATTTACATAAATGAATAAAATAATTAATTGAATGTTAAGGTTCTTATACCACTAGTATTATTAAAGTTAATAGTTGCTTTATCAGGACATGATTTGTAAGTTCCATCAAGTGTCCAACCATCTGAATCAGTTGTTGATGCAATATTTGCTATATGCAAAACTGTATCTACTATTTTATCCTTATTGCCAGAACCTTTCTTTACAATAGTGTAAGATTCTTGTGAATAGAAATTTTCTGTTGTATCAACATATCTTAGAGCATCACCTTGAATAATTAAAATATGGTTTGGATTTCCAATTAAATAACGTTCTACTGAATATGAAGAATATTCAACTTTTCCATCTGCAGATAAAGTTTTATTTTTAAACTCAATTTTTTCTGGAGTAAATCTATTGTATTTATAAACACAAGGCATATTTTAACAAATATAAAATTTATAAACTTCTGTAAAATAAATACTAATTTGGAAGTTATCTAAAATTTCTTTATTGACATATTTAACTTGTAGATTTTAGTTCCGGACTAAATATTTCTTTCATTGTAGTATCATATTTTACAACAATTGAACGGTGGGTTACACTTATATTGTGATTATGAATATTAACTGACATTGGATTCTGCAATATAATTGGTGTTCCTATATATTCGTATATTTTCCCTGTATCTATATTTTGAAATTCAAATACTAAATATTTCTTTCCATCAATATTATCATTAAATTTATAGTACTTCATTAATTTATTAAAAATTTTATTGGCAACAGTCCCCGGTGATTTTCCAGTATACTTACCATATTTTTGTCCTTCTTCTGGAAAATTTAAAAGTATATAATTATATATTTTACTCATTATATGAATATTCATAATATTTTTTTATCATTTATTGATAAAAAAATAAAATTATTCATGACTAGATCCAAGAGAAGTTATAATATTTTTAAATCTCTTAATAACCTCCTTAACTTTTCCAGTCTTACTATCTTTTAGTTTGAGAACAACTGGTTTATCTAATTTTACCCTATTTCCCTGATAATTATAAATTTTCTTATCACTACCACGTGTAGTTTCTTGAATTGCAAATTCATAAGAACAAGTACCTTTCTCATTATTTTTCTGACAAATCTCAGAGAATGCACTTGAAGCCTTATCTTTTGGACCTCTTGTTTGTGGCTTTCCTGTTTTTGTTGTCAATGGAAGCTCATATCTACCACCATCAACTGGCTTACCATTTATACTAACTAATTTGAAAAAACGAGAATTACCTTCAGCACCTCCTGAATAAAATGGATCTTCTTGACTTTGTTTGCGTTGGCTACTACCTCCAGAAAAACTATTTTCTTCTAATTTATGTCCTTTATTCTTTTGATTTAAACTACTTAATAAACCCTCGAGTTTTGTAAGTTCTTTTTGAAATTGGTTATTAGGACCGGGCATTTTTATATATTATAACTTACATTTTTTTTATATAAATTTTATAAAAATTTATTTTTTTATTATCATCTAAACTTTCCAATTTTAATACTAAAATATCTCCTTGACCACCTTTAATTTTTGCTTCCAATCTTTGAAATGCATTATCAATACTATCCGCATGAATTTTATATTTATTTTTTTTGCCCTTTCTACCACCTGTTTGACTGGTGGTCTGTCCAGTAGTAGGACTCTTATCATATCCACTTGTGCTCTCATTAATTATCTGTTGAGTTAATATTTCATTATTCACTTTTATTTCATCCCCTCCCAATATTAAATTATTATCTTGAACCATATATTGCCCATAAGGATAATAACTATCAATCCATCCTTGTTTAAAATCCTTATTATTTAATGCCGCCATATATTATTTAATTTTTTTAAAAAAATATAATTCGTGATCTTTTAGTCCTAAACGATCTAATTTCACTATTTCCACTATTTTAAAATAATTAGACATAATTTTTTCAATAATCTTTGTCTTCTCTGGTATTGCTAAATTATGTTTATAATGTTTCTTCTTTGTAATTGCCCCCTTTTTATCCCTCATCGCAATAATTTCATTATATTGGCAAATTACTTTTCCCTTTTTTTCCCACCAACCATCATGTGTAAAATTGGGAAAATTTGTGATCCCATGCTGTCGCCCTTCTCCATCTTTTCTTGCAAATGTCATATTCTTTGGGCATGCATCCAATTTATCTCTATCAAAAATATGAATAACTAAAAAGCCATCTGGTTTCAACCAATAAAAAAAATTACTAAAAATTGTGTCCCAATCAATAATTTTATTATGATACAATGTTTCCTTCAAACACAATATCATTTTAAATTTCTGCTTGGGAAATAGACCCTCATTTTTCACATCTCCTAAAATATATTTTCCCAATGGATTCCTCAGTGCAAATATTTCCAACATTGCCTCACTTCTGTCCACTCCAATTACTTTCTTTCCACTCGAACTTAAATTCTGGAAATGTTTACCAGTCCCTGTTCCTACCTCTAATATTTCACCACCTTCAATCTGGTGTTTATCCATGAATTTCAATATTTCTTTTGCTTCTTCTTTAAATACTTCTGGTTCATCAAATACTTTATTATAAATTTTTGCGTACAATTTATCAATCATATCTTTTCTTATTTCCAAGGGATTTTCAAAACTTTCTGCATTTTCTAAATCTGGCATATTTATCTGCAATTTTTTTCCAATAATATATAAAATAATTAGAATAATCACCAAAAATAAAACCAATATGTATAAATAATGCTTCCACTGCATATTCTATAAAAGAATAATTTCTTGACTTAAAAACATTTTTCATATCATACTCATATCATCTCCATGTCTTTCAAAACTAACCAAACTAATCAATCGGCTTCTCTTGAAGACTTCAAGGACCAGCTTCCTCCAAAGCAACAAAAAGAATTCGATGAACATCTTGATGTTGAACAAATTAAATCATTTGTATATCAATTACTTACTGAAACGGATTGCCCAGATGACAATCGCAAGCGTGAAGCCAAAAAATATGCTGATTTGCGCGGCAAATATCAGCAAAAATATATGCCCCTTATGATGATTTACCCAGCCCTATTCAATATGGTTATTGAAAATGGTAAGAAATTTGACCTGACCCAATTTGAAAAAATGATGACCACCATTTCAAAAGTCCGGCGTAAAGAAGTCACTGAAGAATCCGCATCTAAACAATTTGGTGAAGAAATGGTTGAGAAATATGTTAAGCCGAAATTGGACTAATATTATAAATTTTTACAAAAAATGCATTATTCTTGACAGCCACTAAGGCAGTCAAGAATCGACTTCTTTGCTTCTTGAAGCAAACGTGTATGTTCAAGCCTTATCTGATGTTTTTGGTCATCAAACACTTTGATTTGAGAATTCACACGCTCTATCTCTTTGGTGTTCTCATCTCGAACATCTTTCAAAAGCTTGGAACCAGAATACTTCTGAAGTTCACTCATAATCGCATCAATTTGGTTGAGTTCACCTGTGAGTCTTTGGTACCTTGGAAATTTTTTTAAATAATCAGAATCGGAATCATCATCAAATCTTGATTCCCAGCGTTGCAAAGCAACACCTTCTGCTTTCCATTCAGCCTGTCTGGCTTCATGTATACTCTGATGATATTTGCGTAAATGCTCCAAAGCTGCTGAAATTGTAGTTTTGTTACCACAATGACTTGACATCAAGATTCCTTCTGGAATTTTTCCTCTCAAAGCCCTCAATTCTTGCCTGAGTGTTTTTTCTTCAGGTGCTTCTTTGCATCCATCCAGAATTTTTGAATGTTCAACAACACTTTGAATGCTTCCGCAAACATCTGCATTAAAAACATCGTCCAATTTTGTTTTGGAATCAAAGAAACTCTTGTAGAAGATTCTTTCAAAAATCATCCCAGTAGCAAAAGATTTCTCGGAGATTGCTGTAAGAATCGCAGTAAATTCCTTCTTTGGACATAGCTTTTTAAGCTCAATGCGCCAGACGTCATATTTTCGAGTAAGAACATCGCTGAAATAGTCTTCCAATCTTTTCTGACTTTCGACAGGATGGATTGGAAACTCAGGTGTTTCAATAATTTCCCTGAGATGCTCACTTTCAATTACTGAAATTGCTTTCATAACAAACGGGACCATCTCAAGTTGTTTTTCTAGCTCAGTGAAAAATTTCTTCAGAGCCTCAAACGCTTCTTCATTCGGTAAATTCTGAATGATAAAAGCAGTAACATTCATAATCGCAGCATCAAATTCTTTGGGATGGTAATAAGGTTCACCGTATGTCTTAAGAAGCAACGCAAAAGTGCGGCTCAATCTTGCAGATGTGAAAAATGATGAAAGTGGAAACTTCTTGAACGCACTTAAAGTCTGAAACATTCTTTGAGTGTGAAAAGGATATTCACTATACCCACTAAAAGCTCCCTCATATATATTGTAATCAAGTCGCAATGTTCTAAAGCCTCTTTCAGAAAAATTTGCAAGAGCTACTAAAAACAACGCATCAGGAAATTGAAGAATAAATAATTCAGTAACTTCATGTAGTAATGGTAAAATCAAAACATTTGTCCTGAAATCAGTTGAAGCTAATGCGAACATGTTTAACAAAAGATTTGCTAGCTTTTTGATGTATTCAAACTGTTCATAGTCATCTTCTGAAAGGTTGAAGAGTCTGATAGGCTCTTCATTCGCTTCAGATTGTTCAGATGCATGCAACTGAAGATATCTTTTTACCAAGAGCAGATAGTACTCAAACAAAATGCCAGGGTCATACTTAACATCAAAGCCAAAAAGCTCTTCGATTCGCATGTCTTCTTTGTGTAGATAAGCTAACAAATGGAGAATGTAATAGCTACATGAATGTGTCGTTGTGATATCTGCTAGATTGCAAACACAATCGTGCCAGTCAAAATCAACCCTAACTTCAAGTTCTCCTGAATCACTCCTTGATATTAGGTTTGGTTCAAAAATACAAGCAGGTAATTCTTCATTTAGTTCAAAACTTTGAAGAGCACTGCTCCTCATTGAATCATTCCTGATGTCAAAAAGAAAAATATTTAATGGATCTAAAGATAGTTTCATTAAAATTAGGTGTTTTAAAAGTAAGTATTAATTTTCAAGGGGGAATGCAATAAAATTTAATCAATTTTTTCAGTCCTATTTTTACATTTTATGAAAAAAATTACACTCAGTAATATAGAATTTTAGTTAATCTGGAAAGAAGTACTCTTTTTTTCTGATTAATTAATCATATAAAAAACCCAGTTATTATCGAAATGAATAAAAACTAACTAGCAAAATAAGACCCCTCTGGATACTTTAAAAGATTGTTTGGAGAAGGTGCTGCTATATTAAAACGATTGTTTGGAGAAGGTGCTGCTATATTAAAACGATTGTTTGGAGCAGGGACTACTATATTAAAACGATTGTTTGGAGGTGCTCTAGTCAAAGTTATTGGAATAGATTTTATTGAAAAACTCCAATTAAAAATTGTGCAATCTAATGAATTAACATTATTTCTAATATTGAAACCTAATTTTCCCAATGCATTTATAATTGTTGCACATTTTATATTTTTAATTACATAAGGTATAATAGTTTTTACTATACTTTTTTTATTGTTTTTCTCATTTTTAGTAGTATTTTTTTCTTGTTTAATTTCAATAACATAAGAAAATATCTGTGATAATTCATCATATACTAACCAAATCCTACTTATTCCTCTAAAAGTAAAATCTTTCTCAGTAAAATTATATATTTTGTTTTCAATAAATATTATATTTATTTTTATTAATTTTGAAATAATAATTTTTTTTGTTTTATAAGCATCTTCAAAATCTTTCCATAAACTATTATGAAGTAATATTAGTTGTTTTTTTCCATTTGATAAAATATCTCTAGTCACAAATACATCTTCTACAAACTCTTTTTTATTTTTAGGTTTATTTAATTGAATCTTATTATCAAAATAAGAATTAACTATTGGATTTAATATACTCATTTATATTATAAATATATAAAATAATAATATAAATTGAATATTGTGAAAAAATTTGCAATTTTAAATCTTCAAAAGTATAAAGTGAATAATCTAAATTAAGGTAGTGTGAATTTACCCTTTTTATGTTAGGAAGATCTCGTATTTTTTGTAAATTAAATCAGGACTTAAAATACGAGTTTCTCTAAATATAATTGCTGAATTATCCGAATTAACAATTTTTTACAATTATTACAACCTTGAAGATTTAAAACTGGACAAAATTGTATAGCTTTATCAAAATTACTTGCAAATACTGATATTTTAATTCAAATATGTTAAGTTCTACGACAAACTCAATAAATACTTCAATCGATTCACAATACCCAATATTTCATCCCTAAGGTTCAATAAATCCGTGTCCTTTTTATCAATTATATCCAATATTGTTATGCCACAATAATCCATTTTGTTGTGTATCACATATTTCTTACAATTTTTATCCTTCTCCCCGGATAAAAACCCAATAATAACATCCAAATATTTGTCCAGATCCTCTGCATTAATCTGATATATTTTAACATCTTTTTCGGTCGTTGGCTTCGTGTATTCAATGCGCCCATATTTTCCCTGCCAAATTTCGATGAACTCATCCATTTTCTTCATGAACTTATCTAAAAATTTATCCAGCGCCTTGTGCGTTGAATATTTCTTCGTCCGCCAATGAGAAAAACGAATACTATTCTGAATTTGAAAAAATGATAACATTACTGTTTCCACTGGTTTCATATATTTAAACGTAGATTTAAATATATTTATTTCATGCATTGGTATTCATAAATTATATTTTTTGACTTAATTTAAACATTTGTTTTAGAGAACCATCTGGTAAAATAATTCTATAATTCAATGTTCTCTCTTCATATTTACCTGATATAAATATTCTTCCAAAATTATTAGTGCTAAATAACAATGTTCCAGGGACATTATAAGGATTTGGTGGAAATCCTTTATCATTATCTCTTGGTATAGTTCCTATTGGAGAATTAATAAATTCAGTTATTATTATATTATTACCTATATTTCTTTGGTTTACTTCACTAAAATGTGGGCTACCTGTTATAAATACAACATTTTTGAGATTAAATTCCAATATCATATTAATTATATCATTCTGATCATTTGGATAACTACTAAAATAAGTATTTCTTGGTCTTATAAATGGAATCCCTGTGCATATAAATATAAAAGGATTATCAAATAATTTTTTAATAGCATAGAATGTCTGTCTTAACCATTTTAATTGTTGTTCTCCCAGAAGAGTTGATGTAGTTGTGTTTGGATTTGTGCTAAAACTCTTACAATCTAATCCAATAAAAGCTAAATCATATCTAAACATTGACCAAATAACAGGTGAAATAATATTCTCATTATTATTGGGCCACATTTGTGTAAAAACATCGCGACATAAGTAAAGAGAAGGTCCTCCAAGAGAAACATCATTTACTCCTAAATCATGATCATCTGGGATAGCAGACCAAGCGACAGATGACCAAGCGCCTTTTAATTCATTCATTTTATGCAGTTTTTCGTACCTTTGAATTAAACCAGATTTATTGTCAAATTGATAAGAACTAAGATAGATATTATCTCCTAACATAAGATTTAAGTCTGATTTTTCTGATGAAACTTTTAATAATTTGAATAAATCAAATGGGAATATATTTTCAAATGTTTCATAATCACCTAATAATTTTGCACAAGAACCAAAATTAAAAGTGAAATTTGGAACATTTATATCAATTGGACCAGACCAATATTTTGGAATATCATAGTTCAATTCAAAAATATTGGTTGAAGATGTTTTGAGATATAATTTAGTTTTTGTTTGAGGTGGTCCTTTAAGAAAATCTTTAAAATTTGAGACTAGTGGTCCAAATTTAATTACAGTTGGACTATTAGCTAAAACTGTTATCTTTGGTAGTATTTCTTCTTTTATGGAACAATTCTTACTATCTGAACTTTTATATCTAGGTATAACGTCTATTTTATTATAAGTCCATATCAAAATACCAATTTCTGTTGTTGTCATCCAGCTAATCATCGGTTCTGCTTTAAGAATTTTTGAATTATATTTTCCTCTTGGAACAATCGAATTCATATTATAAATATAGAATATAAATTTACGCACTTAAGTTAAAAATTCAAATATTTATAATACAATTAATGTTATAAATAACATTAATTATTATTTTGGAAGTAATTGGGGCTAGCACTTTTGCAATTCCTTGGCGAATATGGTAAGCGTTTTGGGGGTTAGCACCTTTTGCCACGAAGTGGTGAATATGGTAAGCGTTTTGGGGGTTAGCACCTTTTGCCACGAAGTAGTGAATATGGTAAGCGTTTTGGGGGTTAGCACCTTTTGCCACGCAGTGGCGAAAAGGGGCTTTTTAGGTCAATTTCAAAATAATCCTATTTACATTACCCCCTGGCATAGTCTTTAATTTCTCTTCTTTTTTTCTTTCCTTCTCAATCATATTCATTAGTTTTCTATAAACTTCATCGCTCGCATTCTTTATCTTCTTAAATCGGAACTCATTATGTAAAAAACTAAATGTTTTCTCTGCACCAGACATTGCTTTCATGTCATCTTTATATTCTTCATCTCCTATCTCATAAATATCACCAAATCCCCGCACAATCTCCAATTCAAATCCATATTCCTTCAAAATCTCCTCCAAATATGTATAGTTCACTAAATATTCCTCATGAGGAATACCAATTGTATTAATATATACCTCTATTTTATGTCCTAACATTGGTTTCTTTTCATCCCATTTCATTGATGTCGAGTATTTCTTCTCAATTTTCCACAAAATATCATCTCCATTAATTCCCTCAGCCGGTTTCTTCATTCCTCGCAATAAATCAAAAACGCGTCCTCCATCCATCGATGTCCCAATGAAATATCCTCCAATCTTCAAATTATCAGTTACATTCTGCAAAAATGTCCGTAGTTTAATCTCATTCTCAAATAAATAATGAATTGCAAATTGCATACTAACTATATCAAATTGATTCTTAGAAAGAACCACTTTTTTTAATAGCCCTTTATTATATCCATCCAAAGCAGCTTCGTAATCAGGGAATATTAATTTGCCTGAATCCCCCCAAATATATGTTGTGTTCGGTTTAGCACCTTTATTTGACATATATGTTGTTCTTGCAATTTCTACACTTTCTTTGATAATTTCTATGGCAACCACATTCTTCAAAAATCCTAGCTTCCACTTTAAACTGTCACCTCCAGTTCCAGCTGCTAAATCCAGCAATGAGCCATCCATAGTACGACTATTTTTTATTATTGCTGGGCATACACTTGTGATTAGTTTATCCTTAACCACGCGATTATGGAAAATTTGGAATGGATATTTCTTCAATCTAACTGAATTATTTTGTGCATAATACAAATGGCTCAAATCCTCATCTGGAACATTACCCTCCCTCATCTGTGTTTCAGTTATTCCATTAGTCAATGCATTCCAAACATGATTACCATAGTTTTCTGTCATCAACACGTTAGTGTGCCCTTCCCTAAACATTTTCGTTTTCAAATGATTCACAGCAACTGGTGTCCATTTGAATAAATCAGTATATTCACCATAAATTCTTTGATACACAAATTCAACAATTGAATTGTCCTCAATTTCCTCCGAAATTTTTGTCAAATAATTATGAGCAACTGCTTTCCCTCCACTACTAAGCGGTATATTTGCAATATTAATATTTGCACTTGGGTCTGTTCCTCTTGGCAAGAAATCTATGACTGTGAGAATTTTTTTATTCTGTTCCCCACTTAATTCGCGAATACCCCCTACAAATAATTGTAAGGATTTATACTGGATAATTTTTCCCTCCAAATCTTTTCCTTTTGATGGTAATTGGAATGGACTAATTTTATCCTCTGCTTCCTTCTTCACAAATCTCACTAAAAATTCCGTCCGCATAAACTCTGGATAATTCCACTTCATATATTCATGCCAGTGCCCCCCTATGTTTGGATATGGTGTTTCAGTGGGTAAGAATAATAATCCATTTGCTACGAAATCCTGTATCTTTATTTTATCAAATAGCTCACCCAAATTATCCTCAAAAATGGGTCCGCTCCCAAACAAATATTTCGCAGCAATAATCTTTGTAACTTCATCTTTCAATTCAGGGCTGACATATTTACTCGTTTGGATGCCCTCCCGAAAAAATTGCATCAAATAATCATAACGGTTCTTCTCTCTTGCACCTCCTCCATTTTGATTATGAAACATATTTTTCCGTACATCATTTCCCTTATAGAATAGTATGTCCGTCATATAGAAAACATTGTTCATCTGATTATGATAGCCAACAGTTAGCGTATTGTAGAAACCATCAACTTTCTTTCCTGTATTGATGAATTTTCCTTCTTCAGTTATCATAAATATGTTCCCATCAATTCCACCACTAAAATGCTCTGAAATAAATAAATAACGTCTATCGCCATCCACATTATAACAAACACCGTAATTTTCGCGAACATAAGAAATATTCCCTTTCTTATGGAAATTCCGGCGCAAAATTTCCACCGGTTCCACAAATGTAAGTTTATCAGTTTTCACAAGTTTCTTATATAATTTATCCAAATTAGTCTGGTCATCAACAGTTAGAATAAAATTCGATTGCTGGAGCTCCTCAAATAACCACCGCAAATATTTCCCAAAATACTCGATAAATTCCACTTTATCAGACTTAGGATTTTCAATCACAATTTCCAAGTAAAACTCTGGTTGTTCTCCAATACATGCACTATCTCTAAAATTTTTGTCAGTTTCCATCTTCTTTTCCTCTATCAAATTAGTGAAAAATTCCCATTTTGGCTCCTTGAATTGGTATATATTCAGAATTTGAAATACTTTTTTCCCTGATAAATCGACATCTTCTTTAGCTACTTTGTCTTCAACTATTTGAACATCTATTCCGAATTTACTAATAGATTTTTTCTCTACTATGACTTCTTCAATTGTGCTATTTTCCGGCATTGTGCCAAATTGCCAATAACGCTTGACTTCATTTTTACCAACAATGCGACTCATTTTTTTACTTTTTTCACTATCTTGATTCCAAATATTAAGCATAGTTATCATTTCATAAGAAACATTACGCCCACCATTTTTCTCATTGAAAATAAAACGCTCAACTATTTTGGTGTATAAATTTCGGGATAATCTATAGATTTTGCGATCGAAAACAACTCTTACCCGTTGTTTATCCCCCAATTTCTTGAAAACAGACAAAAATTCTGAATTATTTATTTCCATTATTATAATATGAAAAGACTTAAATTTTAAGTCTTTATTAAATCATTTTTTTTATTTTTTTAGGCTGTCGTCTCGAAAATCTTGGATGTGACTAAATAAGGGTCGCAATTACTCGCTGGACGCCTATCCTCGAAATAACCTCGACCATCTTCCACAGTCTTGTTCCCAATGCGAACACTGCAGCCCCTATTCGCTTTTCCATGCGTAAAACGCTTATATGATGATGTCTCGTGCAATCCAGTCATTCGTTTATCATTATCCGCCCCATAGACTTTCATGTGTTCATCATGGTTCTCCTCCAATTTTTTAATTGCATCATAGATAAATTCAATCCCATTTTTGCCTTCTTTGCCATCTCGCATCTCATTCGTGCTGTAATTGCAATGGCAGCCACTTCCATTAATTTCCTGCAATGGTTTGGGGTGATAATCGATATATACTTCTCTTCCATTTTCCCTAGTTTCTTCAGTGATTCTCTCTAATAAATATCTAGCCATCCATAAATGATCACCAGCCTCTATCCCAACTGCTGGTCCAATTTGGAATTCCCACTGACCTGGAGCGACTTCCGCATTAATTCCGCTTATTTTCAGTCCAGCGTGCAAACAAGCATTTAAATGAGCGTCCGCTATTTTGCGCCCGAATGCATTGCGACTGCCTACACTGCAATAGTATTGTCCTTGAACAATTGGCTCTTCATAATTTCCATATGGTTTTCTAGTATCCCGGTCCATCAAAAAATACTCCTGCTCTAATCCATACCATGGCTCTAATTCTAATTTTTTGTCAAATATTACCTTCGCACCATATCGATGGTTTGTTGGGTGAGGCTGTCCATTTGGCAAATATGTATCGCAAAAAACAATAACATTGTTTCCCTTACGAAATGGACATTTGTATACAGAATGTGGTTTTATAATTACTTCGCTGTCACTTCCAGATGCCTGAGCAGTAGAACTACCATCGTAGTTCCATTCCGGAAAATCCTCTAATGTTGTTCCATTCTCAGATTTTACTGTCAAAACCATTACTTTACTTCGCAATTCCATATTTCCTCCAATCCAAACATAATCTGCTAATATTTTACTCATAAATATAGAATATAAAAAATTATGTTGAATTAGACAAATAAAACAATTGGAGAATTTGGAGGAGATATTTTTCCTAAAATATCTTCTCTCAATTCTTCAATTGTTTTATTTAACATTTTTCCTGTTTTTTCAGATTTCTTCTGAATTGGAATATCACGTTGAATAGCAATATCTTGGATTTCTTTTAAAGTTATTTTCTTTGGAATAAACATTTTACGGACTGGCTGGGGGTCTTCTTCTGATTCTTCTTGGGAGTCTTCTTTTGACTCCTGTTTTTTGATAATAACTTCAGATTTATGCTCCAAAGGAGCATCTGATTTGACTTTCTTTTTTGTAACATTCTTAGAATCTTTTTCTAGAGCTTTTACAGGGGATTTTTCTGGTTCAATTATTGATTCTTCTTCATGCTCTATTACTTCCGAAATTATTATTTCTCTTGGTAAATCAATTGAAAAATTAAAAATTCCATTTGTGTTTCGTTTAACAATTGAATAGTATTTGTCTTCCAATCGAATAAGAAAACAAGAAATATTTTTGTCTAAATATTCTTCATTCTTTTCAGTTTTCCTCCACATTAATGGAACAAATCCTTTTCTTGAAATCTCCATATTTTTTCCAAATTTTTCCTGCTTTGCCTTTGATATTTCATAGACTGTCAGCGAGAAATAGTCAATAATAACTTGCTTTAATTTTTCATCATTATCCAAATCATCATTATTGATAAATTTTTCACGAATTTCTTTCCTTAATCTAGTATATCCCATATCCTTATATAATGAATTTTGCTCCATATCATATCCGATTTGGCGGTGCAAATCATTACAGAATGTGAGCTTCGTTTTCAAATCAAAAAAGCGGAACTCCGGCATTAGTGAATTTAAAATAGCACTCGTGAATGTATTTTTGGGAACTAATTTTTCGGAAATGTATTGGAGTTGTGGTGCTTCCGCCCCAAAATTAACCCAATCCGGTAAATCCATGAATCGTTTTCCAATCATACTGTATTTCGCATCTAAAATATACTTTCCATAAATATGTCCGGATTCAAATTGTTTTTCAGGAATACGAAATGCATACTCCTTTTCACAATTTTTTGAATCGCGGTTCAAAAATTTGTGTAATTTGTCTATTTCAATCATTATGTTGTAGTGTGTTATATTAGTCTTTTAGTTTTAGGTTGAAAAAAATTCACTTTTTGGGGAGAACTTCCGTTCCACCCTTACCCCCATGACCGGGGTGCCCCCCCTTCTATTATTTGGAATTATAATAAATTATGGATCTGCAAGCGATTCGTTAGTGTAAAGAGGGAAGCTCGCTTACCCCCAAATGAGTAGAAGTGTGTTTTTCGAAAATCTCAAGAACATTTCTGAATATATTTTTTATCTATGAACAATTATAATGAATTTTTATTTTGTCGGGTCTAAAACAACTCCTGAGTTTTTAGTTGAATTGTATAAAAATAATAAAATAATAATTTACAAACCAGATAAATATAGTAAAGATGAAGAATTTTTTGAAAAATATGCTTTAGGTAAAGTAGTTTTTACAGAAAAAAATTCGGAAATCATTTTTACACAAAATGTTGTTTCCACTCATAAAATATATAAATATACACCAGAATTGATTATACGAACAAACGATAAATATATTTTGGTAAATAAAAATATAAAAAAACTGAAAACAAAATATTTTTAAAAAAATATTTTTTTCCGAATGTAAAGAATATTCAGAAAATAAGTAGAAATACATTTTTATCAATCTTAAGAACCTTTCTAATAAATGATAATGATGTGTATTATATAAAAAAACATTATTCTCTTTCATAAAAATACTGATATTATTGAAACTAGTTGATGAAGAAGAATAATTTTATAACAAAAATTCTAATCTCTAATAAATTTGCACTTAATTTTAGAAATTTAAGTACAAATATAGTATTCCAGCCTAAAAAATACTGTATTTTTTTCCAAGTATAATCTCAATTGTCTTTATAAGAATTGGGAAACGTGCTTTCCCTATTCATTTATAATTATTTTTTTCTTAAATAAAATATGCTTAAAAAAATAAAAATTTTTATAATACTAGAAATCATTTTATTTTTTATTTTATATTATGATTTAAATAAAATAGTAAATAAAAAACAAAATTTTATAATTGAAAATAATTCAAATCTACCGATTTTTTTAAAAAATGAATTAATTAATAGAGTTAAAAAATTAGAAAATATGGATATAAATGATTGGTATAAATATAATGATGAAAACAAAAATATTACATATAAAAATAAAAAATATACTATATTTTTGTGGGAAAAAACAAATACTGATTTTATAAATAGAGTACATGAACTTAAACTTTGGAAAAATTTATCTTGGAATGATATATATAATTTACTTAAAGGAGTTCAATATTTATCAAATAATAAAACAGATAAAAATTTGTTAAATAACATGTATAATTTATATAAAAATAATAATACAAATAATTTAGATTATTTTTGGATAGATGATAAAAATATTGTAAAAATAAGTTCTGTTTTTATAAAATTTAAAAAAAATGATATAACAGGCATTATTGGAATTCATTACCCAATAACAGAAAATATAATTAATACAGATAAAGAAAAAACTGTATCTATAATTGGAAATCTTCCATTTATAATTAATTATACAATTATTTTTATAATTTTATTAATAATTTTACATGATAAAATGATTAAAAATTTATATTTAGTAATTTTTTTGGCTTATTTAATACCAATTGGATATTCTTATTTTTATATGAATACTTTAATATCAGGAAATCATCCAATTATTGAGTTTAATAAATTAGATATTCAATCAAAAAATATAGGGTCAATAGCATTTTTAAGTGGTGTTAATATATTTATTATAAATCACAATAAAGAGAATGATAATTTTATACTTTTTTCTTTATTATTTAGTGGCAGTGTATTATTATTATTATTAAGTATTTTTCAACAGCCAGAAGTAAACAGTTATAGTATAAATTTATTAGAAAGAGTAAAAAGTCAATATTATTTTAATATGTGTATTATGTTTAATATATTAATAATTATTATTTTTGCATTTTCTTTCTTATAATTACCTAATATTCATTTAACTTTTATTATCTTATATCTAAAATTAAATTATTCTTCAACATCATCCTCCTTATCTTCTTCATCATCTGATAAATTTACACTGTCCTCAACATTCCCAGTCTCAGTATCTTCTTTCTTCCCAGTCACCTTCTTTGGCTTTGCCTTTGCTTTCTTTTTTGTAGCTTGTGTAAGTGTTGTTTTTGCACTCTTATTTGTAATACTATTCTTCATAATATCTCGAAATTTCTTCAATATTTTCGCTTTATTCCCCAAATATTTCTTCTTGTATCGCTTCAATATAATACGATATCCAGAATCATCCCTCTTATCATTTAAAAATTCTCGTGTCATGAATTCCAATTCATCCGTAATATCATCTTTGAATTCATCAAAAATTTCACTCTGGACACCATCATTAGTGAAAATCTCAAAATTAATATTCTTCTCCAAATCATCTAAATTTAAAAAACCTCCACTCATACCACCTGTATCTTCTTTATCTATTAACTCCATTTTATTCTTCTCTTCATTCATTTTTTCCTCCGTTTTTATAATATCCTTTGTATTATCTTTTGAAAAATTTACCAATAATTTCAGTTTGTGAATAGTAAAATCATCAATATTATTCATATTAATGAAATATCCATTCTTATTCTTTGTATATTTCGTATTGCCATCCTTTAATATATTAATAATCTGCAATTTTTGATTATTGGACATTTTCTTTTCAATATAATCTCGGAGTAATTCCAACTCAATCATTTTTTTATTTTCCATATTATCATTTTCATCTTCTTCTATTTCTTTTTGAGAGTCCAATTTAATCACAAACTTGTCCATTTTTCCTATATTATCTCAAATTCTTTAAATTATAATTTTTTCTCTTTTTGACTTATAAATCCAAAATTCATATATCCGATTTCTCTTGCTGCTTTCTGACATAAAAAAGGACTAACTATGTCAAACTAGCTAATTATAACCCATTTTTCGTTTTTTTTTATATAGCGGCTTTCATACTATCGAATTGAATTTCTAAATTTTTCAACTACATATTTTTTGATAATTTTTATAAAATAAAACAAGATAAGTCTAATGGTGATTAAAGTCTAATACAAAACAAACTTTTACTTCCATCAATTCTTCACGCCATTCGTCCTTGCAACTCCAAATTGAAGAAGAAAAGAATTGTTTGATAAAGTCTTCAAATGAATTTGGCATAAAGCTTGCAAACTTTGATTGTTTTGCGGAAAAAAAAGGTTGACGTATGAACACACTGGAACAATGAGACAAAAAATCTTTCCTTTTTTCCTCCCATTTGATGGATTTACACCAATAATCATATGACGTTTCAATAGTCAATTGAAAGTTCTCAATTCTCCTCGGATATATAAAGAATCTTGGGTCTTTGAAGACATCACAATACATCAACCAAACAAGATCTTTTCTTGGCTGGTCGAGTAAACGAGACATTTCCTTGATTTTATTAAAAATCAAGGAATTTTCCATTTTAATCATCATTCTGGTTCTCCCATGTGTCACCCTTGTTTCTTCTGAAAAACAAAAAAACCATTTTTTCGAATCGAAGATGAAAGTATAATTGTGGAGTCGAATTGTGTTCAACATTGCAATCATGTCAATTGGTTCAATTTTGTGTTTTTGAGTAAAAACTTCAAACATTTTGTTGAACGATTCTTTCAACTTCGGTTCATCTAAGTCGTCTTTCACAAACAAATCCTTCATATTCTGAATCAATTGTTCAATGAACCTATCAGGAATCAAACACATTCTGAAAAAGTTTGAGTTTTTCCGAGAGAGAATACTCGTTCCAAGTCTTTGCTCATCTCTTAAAGGTAACTTCTGGTATGTAAGCAGCCTTTTAACAAGAATCGAGCGCATATGCCCTCCAGTTTTCAAAAAAAGCATTTCATTGAGGTTGCAAACACAATCTTCAATCGATGGAAAAACGTTCCCCAGTTTCCTCTGATGAATCTGATTCATCAGATCTGCGAACCTAAACAAATTGCATGTGGTGGGGTTAATCCACTTTCTGCTGCAACAACCTAAATCAGTAAATATGTAAGACATTTTAGGACTCTAGCTATAATTAATTAATAACAAAAAATTAATTATTTTTTACCATCATTTTTTCAAATATTTTTCCTATACTAATCTTCGTCGTCCTCTTCCTCTTCTTCTTCTTCATCAGCCTCTTCTTCTTCTTCATCAGCCTCTTCTTCTTCTAATGGGTCCTCATTTTCCTCCAATTCAACTATATTTTCATTATTATTTTCCAACTCATCTTCTTCTATTTCTTCTTGAGAGTCCAATTTAATCACAAACTTGTCCATTTTTCCTATATAATCTCAAATTCTTTAAATTATAACTTTATCTCTTTTTGAATTGTAATTATAAATTTTATATATCCTATTTATCTTTAGTATCAGCTTACAATCTTTCATAATTTTTATAATTTTTAAGAGCAATCTTTTTTGTTAGATTGGTTCAAATGATAAACCACTGATTTTCGCCTTAAATTCATCATGATAGAAGATATGAGAATTTCTAAAAAAATCTCGAAATGATTTTAGACTAGTATGTGTACAGTAGTATTTCGAATCCTTCTTTGAGAAAAAAGGCTGACGTATAAATGCTGATTCACAGTTTCCCAGAAAATATTCTCTCTCAGTTTCCCATCTGATGGAATGACACCAAAACTTGTAATTTCTTTCTATTGTAAGTTCAAAATTTTGAATTCTTGGCAAAACCCTGTGATTGGGATCTCTCAGAATCGTCATATACATCAAGGAAAGCAAATCTTGCTGGATTGGTTCGAGTTGGTTCATAATCAGACGAAATATGTCAAAAAAAATAGAAGAGTCAACTGTGATTCTAACATTTGATTTTCCAAGTCTCAAATATGCACGATCCGAAAAACAAACCGTCCAGTATTTCGAGTCATACCAGAAGCCATACCCCTGTTTCCTCAACGAGTTTAAAATTGCAAAGATATTAATCCGTGCAATGTCTTCTCTTTGAAAAAAATCTTGAAGAATCTTTTTGAAAGGTTCCATCAAAGTCTCATTGTCGAGGTTGTCATTCTCATACAAAGTTTTTATCTGCCAAATCAGTTGATTGCACAATTGATTAGGAAAAAGAGAGAAGTGCAAGGAGTGGGTCCGAGAGAGAGCTATTGTTCCAAGTCTGCGTGCATCTTTAAAAACAATTTTCTGGTTTGAGGTTGTAAACAACTTTTTTAAAAGAATTGAGCACAGTCCTCTGGTCGTCAAAAACACCCTGACATTAATGGGAACGCCATTTTCCATCGAGTAAGTTGGTTTCTCGGGAATACAGGCGCTCCATTTACTTGGAAAAGCGTTCTCCAAATACCTCACACTGTTTTGCAACGCTTTCACTAACGCGTTTTTCGTTCCTGGGTGAATGAGCCAATTATCTTTTTCTTTCAAATCTGAAACTGAAACTAATTGCATTTTTGAGGGCGATTCTACTAAAATATACATATTTTATTATTTTTACCCATCAATTTTTTCTAAAAATAAAATCCGTCAATATATAGAGTATTGTATATAGGAATAATATGTGCTTGTTCTATCGTATTTATAAAATTATTTCTGAAATATAATTCTATAATAAGCTACTTTCGCATAAAATCGCATTTCACATAAATAAGATGTTCTTATCTAAGCATATTGACTTTATTTTTTTCAAATATTTTTCCTATACTAATCCTCGTCGTCCTCTTCTTCTTCCTCTTCTTCTTCTTCATCAGCCTCTTCTTCTTCCAATGGGTCCTCATTTTCCTCCAATTCAACTATATTTTCATTATTATTTTCCAACTCATCTTCTTCTTCATCTTCTTCATCATCATCTAATTCTACATCATCTTCCAATTCCTCATTTATATCACTATTATTCTCATCTTCATCTTCTTCTGAGTCTTCATCTTCGCTATCTTCATCTTCATCAACTTTGTCTAATGTTTCATCATTATCTTCGTCTTCTTTTTCTTCAACAGGCTCATTCTTATAAAATATAGATGCATCCACCACTTTATTAACAGTATTCTGTGTATTTTTCTCACCTTTTCTAACAGTTAATTTCATCTTTTGTGTTCCCGATGCACTCAATCTAGCATAAACACTTATCTTCTTACTATTCAACTCAAACGTCTTTCCAATAATTAGCAATTCAATTTCATCCCCAATCTTTATATCTTTAAATGCATCCTTATTGTTATGAATTTCTTTTGGCACAATTATCATTAATGGACCTAACTCTGCTAATAATCCTAACTTATTCATTTTTATAATCGGCGCTTTTACAATACTATTAATTGGGATGTTGCATATTTTTACACCAATTTTCACATCATAAATAATATTCCCATTGAATTGATTATTATTTAAATTTCCCATACTTCTCTCTAAAACAATCGTTGTTCCAGGAACCACGTAGCCTTCTCGAATACACCTTCCCTCCACATTATTCTTCACGATTTTCTCAATGTATTTTGCAAAATCCATATCCAAAAATCGGGGATTTAATGATACTCTCCGATTGATTTGTGTATGAAAATAAATATCATTATGTGTTAAATAGCTCATGATTTATATTATTAATATCTAATATTTTTAAATTCAATTTTTCCTTTTACTTGAACTTTTTTTTCATGTCCTCAATGGCATTTGAAAACCATCTCTTTCCTCCAATCCTTTCCAAATCATATCTTCGTAATTCATACTCTAAAACAAAACATAATCCAACTTTAGATTTTTTCAAATTTTCACCCCATTTTATTTTCAATTTACTGGCAACTTCTTCCAATTCATTTATTGCATGATGTGTGCATTCCTTCCCCTTCACTTCAGCTCTCTTGCTCTTCTCCATCTTAAGTGTGAATGCCCCAGTATCTCGCGTGCTATCGAAAATTTTGAATACATAGGGACCCCCTTTTAATGTCATAAATCCATAAATTATATTAAAATTAGACACCTTATTTCTAGCTTCTTTCGTCAATTTTATTTTCATATTTAATTTTATTCTATCTCTGATATCACTGGGGCATTCCATTATTAGCTTCGTCTCTGAATTATAGCAAAAGAATTTCATAAATGTTTTATTATCGTTCTTCATATCAGTAAAAATATAGTAAAAACCAATAACTTTATCTTCTGAATTTGACTTTCCAACTTCCATATCTCTATATTTATAAATCAACAATGGCTCAAAATACCGGAATAATAATACAAAATAAGGTGACGACATTTTCCCCCGAGTTTCATAGTAATCTATTATAATCTTCTTCAACAAATTCGATTTATCTTTATCATTAATTTTATCAATTAACATCGTCAGAATAATATACATCTTATCCTTTGAATTTGACTCAAATGTTTTTTCTATTCTCTCAGCTTTTAGTATAACTGAATCAAAATTATCCAGATTAATTTCCTTATTTTTCACTGTTATATTATAATTATTATCACTGAATGAATCATTGCTAATTATATATTCTGGAACTTTCTCCTGGAATGGGCGCATTCGATAGCGCATTGGAGCCTCTAAATAATTAAATTCCATTGGCTGAAAAACATAGTAATTCCCCCTATAAATTAAGTAGCCTCGGCGGTCATACATATCATATATTGGTTCATTTACATTATCAATCATATCTGAAATAGAAATATACATAAAAACTTTTTCCAAATTTTTCATGTTTAATTCGATTACTTTGATTATATCGTCCAGCGTGAAAACATAGCCATATTTGAAAATACTTTTAATAATACTCTTGCATTTCAGAATGTCACTCTTCGCAAAGCGCTCATTATAAGTGTCTATATTTATTTTGTATTTCACGCTAACATTGGGCTCCCAAACGCAGCGGTAGTTACAATCTCGATAATCACATTCACGGCTTCCATTAACATCCCCCACACTCAGCTTTATTTTTCTCCCACTACTGCTAACCATTTCAACTTGTTTGCCATCGAAATCAAAAACATTTCCATTTTTATTTAGGGCGCAATCCACTGCTGCTTGTTTTAAAATATATTCAACTTTCTTTATTTTACGGTCTTTGACCTCCGCTAATCTGTAAATTCGCGTGTCGATTGTCTCTGTCTCTATATTCTTCTTTCCCGCTGAATCTGGTGGTTCCACGGCATACATGAATATTTCCACATTCTGGTCCTTCTTCGGCAGATCCGCATGGCTACAGAAACGACTACTTCTGCCAATAATTTGGTCCAATCGCGACAAATTGAACCAAGGCTCCAAAATGTGCACTTGACGAATCCTCTTAAAATCCAGACCTTCGCCTGTTGTTCGAGTCCCAATAATAACTTTCACCTCTTCGCCATTCATATTATTGTCATTGTTTATAATGTTCAATAGGTTCCCAGTTTCAATGACACTTATATCTGAATTACCAGTCACCAAAATATACCGTGCCTTCCTGAATTCGTGGAATCCGGCATTTTTCGTATCCTCGTGGATGTTGTCTAAGGCGCCTTCGCCGCAAATCGCACAAATTGGATTCCTCTTTCGCGAGTAATCCAGTAATGGACGCTCACCACTCCAGGGATATCGCTCAAATCCATTTTGTTCTAACATTATTGCAAGGGGGACAACACCACCCCAAATGAACTCACTGTAAATATAGCAGATACCCTTTCCGTATCGAATATTGCGCAATATTTCTGCGAATTTTACACTATATTTTCGCAAATATCGCTCATCAAGAAATCCGGTCTCCGTCTTCTTCCCAATATCCATCTTTACATGATTCATATAGCGGAATTGATATGTTTTGCGCTTTCCTCGCTCTCCAGGTTTTCCATGACCAGTGTCTATTACGAATGTTCCATCTCCATTGTCCGTTTTTTGATAGGCTTCTTTTGGCAATGTGTAATTTCCCGCTTTATTTGGTAATATAATATTAGTTAGAGGGCGCAGAACTGCATTCGCAAATTTTTCATCAGTGTTCTTTTCAACTATGTCATTATCTTCAAATTCTTCATCATCCGTATTTGTGTCATTATTTTCAATTATGTTATTCATTTTCGACATTAATTTCATATAATATTGCTCCCATTGGTATTCACTCATTTTGCACATATTTAGTTTTAGACTCTGCAATCTATTCTTCTCCGGAATCTCTAACCCATAAATATCATATTTTAATTTGGGAGTTCTAACTGCCAATGGTGTAATTTTCATAGGAAATACCACTGGATTCTCACCCCTCAAATAACTTATATATCCTTTTGAAATCGTCCGCAGCCTCTCTTCACCCCCTGGAACAAAATTATCCTCGGAATCAAATATTTCACTCTTTTTTATCGGGTCTCTACCATCATTCTCTAATAATAAGTTCAAAATATAGATAATTTCCCCTGCATTATCATACATTGGTGTGGCACTCATTAAAACTAGACGAATATTAAGCCCATAGCGAATAACTGCCTGTAAAATAGGTGGAACTTTCCGAAGAACTTTTGCAATTTCACCACTCCCAGTATCATTTTTTATATTATGGATTTCATCAATAATCAAAATGCGGTTCGTAAATTTATTCTGAATCGCCCTCTTTTGTGCGTCTGTGAGAGTGTTTAATTTTCCGTTCCAGCCAATATCTAACATTATTTCATTGGCAAACTGTTCATATCCGTAGAATTTATAGACATTATTAACTGCACGACTTGTTTCCTTCCGTTTCTGTATAGATGTTAGACCACTATATTGGTCAAAATCCAAACTATAAGTATTTCCCGTACATTGAACAATATCATCAGGCTTATCTTTTTTAATCTCCTTCTTAATATCATAAATTTGGTCCCTAAAACTGGGCATAATTCTACGGCTCAATAAAACCGTTATTTTTCTCTTTTCATCAGAATGCATTCTCTTCATAATATCTTTGAAGCCCTCTGCGATTTGAACAGCACTACATGTATTATGAGTAACGGTTGTATCTCCAAATAAAAATCGGCAATTTTCATCCAATGTGAATCCATAATAATCACCTTCACCAATGCATTTTACGCAAAAAGGCTGTAGTTGTTCGTCCAATACGAAATATACTTCCCAATGGGTTTCTTTATAATTTGTGTGAAGTCCATGAAAAGGGAATAATTTCCGAAATCTATATGCAAGTATATCTTTGACCGCTTCATTCGCATAAATTTTCACCCCAAATTTATAAATAAAAGAATTCAAGAAATCATATTGTGTCTTTGGATCGAATCCATTAATATCTTCCGCGGTTATCCATTTATTTTTAAATATTACTTTTGCCTTGTATGTGCGCAAATTAGCCTTTTGTTTTTCTGATAATGCAAGGTAATCTTTCACTGAAATTTCAACAATATCATCTACATTATCAATATCACGCAAACATAGGATATGTTCTGAATTTACAGTATATATGGATCCATTGTCTGGAATAATTTTATACATATTATCACGACCTCGTGCTAATGATAAAATTGTTCGTGAGGTGTTGTCATCTCCCATAAGAAGTTCGCCTAATTGGATATCCTGGACTTTTTTATGTTCACCATTAAACATAATAACCGGTGTATCATAAGCTAAACATTTACCAATACCAGTTCCATGATAAATTAAAATTCCATTATACGGAGTATCAATACTTATATAATTTCGCAGAAACTCCTGTTGAGGAGCCAATTGAAAAAGGCGTGCATTACATATTTCGTTAGATGATAATAGTTGCTTCGGTATTTTATTTTTATAGAATTCCTTTTTAATATATATTTTTTCGTAAAAATCTTTATCATCAAAATCAGGGTAATATAAAAAATTTTTACCAGTTTTCAATTTATTTTCTTCTTCAATATTGTTCGTATTTTTTTTTGACATTAGAACTCTAATATTTCATAGATATTTATTTCTTTTGAAATCTACTAAAACATTTTATTTTTAGTAGAGTTTTATTTTGGAAAATTACTAATTTTAGCCATAATAAATTCGTTTTACGAATTTATTTCGGAATATTAGTAATTTATGCAAAGCAAAATTAATAATTTTAGCCATAATAAATTCGTTTTACGAATTTATTTCGGAATATTATTAATTTATGCAAAGCAAAATTAATAATTTTAGCCATAATAAATTCGTTTTACGAATTTATTTCGGAATTAATTTGTAAGTTAAGTAAAGAAGTATTATTATAAATAAGAATATTACAATTATTAAGATAATCATTTTCCATTTTGGAAATAATATAAATTTTCCTTGCTCTGTTTGCCATGCATAATCGTCCAATTTCTTTTTTGTAACATGAGGTGCAGGATCATCTAAATATATTTTTCGCCCATATTGTCGCTCATATGATTCTAACATTTCATCACGTGTCATACTTGGTTTACCATTTTCTACATTTACCATATTATGAATATCCATAATCCAATATGCTAAACTCTTTCGACTGTCCAAATGTCCATCAATTGGATAATTTCGGATATTTTTACTATAATTTTTTCTACACAAAACACAAGGAAGTAAATGTTCCAATAATCCAAAAAATGTTTTATATCTTTCTTTGTCGCTTGAATCTGGACTGAACGGATAAGTAAAACTTACGCTATGCAATGAAAACCAGAATTTTGGTCCCCAAATATTTGGATCCATTCTATTTTATCTAATAAAAAAAAAATTTTCAGAATTGCCAAAATCTATTTTTATCGACAATATTTTCAAATGATTCTTCTATATAAAATGGGGTTGCAGGATTATAATCACTATCTTTTAGTATCCAAACTATTCTTGGTCTTATATGTTTCTCTTTTTTATGGTCATATGATATAACACCTTGTTTATTCCAATTATATCCAAAACTAGAAATAAAGTATCTATGATATTCGTTGGGAATAGCTATTTCCATTGCTCCAAATTTTGTTTTATTTAAGGGGAATAATTCTCTTTCTAAATAGACCTCATTTTTCCATATATCTCTATGTTTTTTCAATGCACATTTATAAATAACTTTTCCAATGTCTATTTCACGAACCATAAAAAAGATATCAATAAATGGGTATTTATTCGTTTTATACCTTATTTTATTTACAATAGTTGAAAAATCATCAAAAATTAAATCCTTTTCATTACTAATAATTTTTTTTAATTTTTCTTTGTTATAATCTAACACACATAAATCTAAGTCGTCGTCCCATTTTATTATTCCTTTACATCTAATTGCACCTAAAAATGTTCCACCTGATGCCCAATATTTTATATTATTTTTTTCAAATATTCTAACTACTCTATGTAAAAGTTTATATAGATTAAATGAATCGTCTGGGCTTAAAATATAATTTTCCATAATTTATTTTCTAAAAAAAATATATATGAAAATATTTATTACATTTATTATTATTTTGATTGGAGTATTTTTTTCATTTTTCTTATTTCCAAAATCTATCCAAGAACATTTTTCTGAAAAAATAAAATTGCCTTATCCTACTTATGTTATTAATCTGGAAGAAACAGAAGAGGGCAAGAATAGACTTCCAATTATTAAAGAAATTTTTCCAGATGCATTACGTTTTCCAGCAATTTACGGAAAAAAATTCGATTTTACACCATATTATGATTCTGTTTTAACAAAAAAATGGGACCATGGAAAATGGAAATCGAATGAATCAAATTTAGTTGAAATGACAGATGGAGAAAAGGGTGTTATTATGTCTCATTATAATCTATGGACAAAAATTGCAAAAGAAAAAGAGCCCCATATTATTTTAGAAGATGATGCAATTGGAATAAATGCAAATACACAAGTTGTTTTAAAAGAAATTTTAGAAACTCTCCCAAAAGATTATGATATTTATTTATTAGGATTTATAGATTTAGAACCCATAAATGTAACTAATCTGCATGCAAAAGTAAGGGAGTTTGTACTTTTGCATTCTTATATTATTACCCCGAAAGGTGCACAGAAATTGTTAGAACAATTGCCAATTAATATGCCTGTAGATTCATGGTTATCTTCAATTTCTGACAAAATAAATATTTATCGTCATAATTTTGGTAATATGGGGAAGAAAAATAGATTTATTGGACGATTAATTACACAAAAGCGTAATGAGAAACAAATTGTTAATACAAATATTATCTAATAAAATATTATAAATGTTATCTGTAAAATCTATATTTGTTATTTGTCTATTATGTATTACGGCAATTTTCCTATATTTTTCACCGGAGTCTAATTTAAAAGAGAGTTTTACTCCAATGAGATGTAAAATTTATTTCATTAATTTGGACGAAAATAGGGACCGTTGGGATAATTTGTCCCCTCAACTACGGTCGAAATTAACTAGATTTCCAGCTGTCAATGGTAAAAAATTAGACAAAGACAA